GAAATGGTGATTTAATAAATCGTATGTATTTACAGGTTAAAGTTAATACTTCTGCAACAGATACTTATGTTAATTATTATGGTCTTCGTCTTTTAAATTATGTTGAAATTGAAATTGGTGGTCAAAAAATAGATAAACATTATTCTCATTGGTTATATGTTTGGAATGAATTATCTTTACCAAAATCAAAACGCCATGGATATAATGAAATGGTTGGTGGTCTAGGTGGTGCTTCTGTTAAAGGAGCAGCTTTATATATACCTCTTGAATTCTGGTTTTGTCGTAATGTTGGATTAGCTTTACCTTTAATAGCTCTTCAATATCATGAAGTTAAAATTAATATTAATTTTGAAACTTCTGCTAAATGTGGTGCTGCTTCTACTGATACTTTTAGTTCATCATTATGGGTTGATTATATTTACTTAGATACTGATGAACGCCGTCGTTTTGCTCAATTATCTCATGAATATTTAATTGAACAATTACAATTTACTGGACAGGAAGCGATAGCATCAACATCTGTTAAAACTAAACTTAATTTTAATCATCCTTGCAAAGAATTAGTATGGTTCATAGCTAAGGATGATGGTAGCATAGATAGTAATAAAAATAATTGGTTTAATTATACTACACGTGCAAATGCTGTTACTACTAAATTTACTACAAATTCAGACTTAACTCAAAAATTAATGTCATCAGATATTAATTTTGTTGCTAATACTACTGCTTCACCATCAAATCCTGTTAAAAATGCTAAATTAGTATTAAATGGTAATGATCGTTTTTATGAACGTCCTGGACGATATTTCAATTTAGTTCAACCTTATCAACATCACGAAAATATACCATCAAATGCGGGTATTAATGTTTATTCTTTTGCCCTAAAACCAGAAGAACATCAACCATCAGGAACATTAAATATGTCTCGTATTGATACAGCTGTATTAAATTTAACTTTTGAACCTGCTATTGCTAGTGGATACAATTCTTCTGATTATACATTATTTGTATATGCTGTTAATTATAACGTCCTTCGCATTCTTTCTGGAATGGGTGGTTTAGCATATTCAAATTAAATTTAACTATATACATTTTTTTTCTCCTATTATAGTATAAAGAATATAGCATAAATGGGTGGTGGTCTTCTTCAACTTGTTGCTTATGGTGCTCAGGATGTTTATTTAACTGGCAATCCTCAAATTACTTTTTTTAAAGTTGCATATCGCCGACATACAAATTTTGCATTAGAAGCGATAGAACAAACTTTTAATGGAACTCCTTCATATGGCAATCGTGTAACTTGCCAAATTTCACGTAATGGTGATTTAATAAATCGCATGTATTTACAAGTTAAAGTTAATGGCACAACTACTTCTTATGTTAATTATTTTGGACTTCGTCTTTTAAATTATGTTGAAATTGAAATTGGTGGTCAAAAAATAGATAAACATTATTCTCATTGGTTATATGTTTGGAATGAATTATCTTTACCAAAATCAAAACGTAATGGATATAATGAAATGGTTGGAGGTCTTGGTGGTCCTTCTCTTAATGGTAATACTTTATATATACCTCTAGAATTCTGGTTTTGCCGAAATGTTGGTTTAGCTTTACCTTTAATAGCTCTTCAATATCATGAAGTTAAAGTTAATATTAATTTTGAAACTGCTGCTAAATGTGGTGCTGATGCAGCTGATTCATTTTCATCATCATTATGGGTTGATTATATTTACTTAGATACTGATGAACGCCGTCGTTTTGCTCAATTATCTCATGAATATTTAATAGAACAATTACAATTCACTGGACAAGAATCAATATCATCAGGTTCAATTAAAACTAAACTTAATTTTAATCATCCATGCAAAGAATTAATATGGTTTATAGCTAAGGATGATGGCAGTACAGATGCTAAAAAAAGAAATTGGTTTAATTATACTACAAAAGCTAAAGCAGTTGATGCTATATTAACTAAGAATTCAGATTTAAATTCTAAATTAATATCATCTGATATTAATTTTATTGCTAACGTGGATGCTTCACCATCAAATCCTGTTAAAACTGCTAAATTAGTATTAAATGGCAATGATCGATTTTATGAACGTCCTGGACGATATTTTAATTTAATTCAACCTTTCCAACATCATGAAAATATACCATCAAATGCTGGTATTAATGTTTATTCTTTTGCCTTAAAACCAGAAGAACATCAACCATCTGGAACTTTAAATATGTCTCGCATTGATACTGCTGTATTAAATTTAACTTTTGAAGCTAATATTACAAATGGATATAGCTCATCTGATTATACATTATTTGTATATGCTGTTAATTATAACGTCCTTCGCATTCTTTCTGGAATGGGTGGTTTAGCATATTCAAATTAAATTTAACTATATACATTTTTTTTCTCCTATTATAGTATAAAGAATATAGCATAAATGGGTGGTGGTCTTCTTCAACTTGTTGCTTATGGTGCTCAGGATGTTTATTTAACTGGCAATCCTCAAATTACTTTTTTTAAAGTTGCATATCGCCGACATACAAATTTTGCATTAGAAGCGATAGAACAAACTTTTAATGGAAATACTTCATTTGGATCTCGTGTAACTTGCCAAATAACTCGCAATGGTGATTTAATAAATCGTGTATATTTTGTAGGTACAATTACAAATAATATGGCTGAAAGTAGTACTGCAAACCAAAATAAAAATTGTATAGCTCTTGTCCCTTATTTTGGTTTAAAATTATTAAAAACAATTGAACTTGAAATTGGTGGACAGCGTATTGATAAACATTATTCTGAATGGTTATATATATGGAATGAACTTTCATTACCACAGGGAAAACGTGATGGATATAAATTAATGGTTGGTGGTGATAAATATAATCGCTCAATTGTATTACAAGCAAAAGAAAGTTATTCTGTTTATGTTCCTCTCGAATTTTGGTTTTGTCGCAATGTTGGTTTAGCTTTACCTTTAATAGCTTTACAATATCACGAAGTAAAAATAAATATTGAATTTGAATCATTAACAAATATGGTAGATTATAATGAAAATTATTCTAATAAAGCGTTCGAATTATTAGGTGGCGATAATAACGCTATTGATAATGATAATGTTAGAGAAAGAGTAAATTCTGAATTTAGAGGTACATCAGATAAACTAAAAATAGATAGCGCCGCTTTATGGGTAGATTATATATTTTTAGATACTGATGAACGCCGTCGTTTTGCTCAATTATCTCATGAATATTTAATTGAACAATTACAATTCACTGGTGCTGATACTGTTGATGGTAGCACAACATCTGCAAAAAGTATTCGCATGAATTTTAATCATCCATGTAAAGAATTAGTATGGGTAATAAAACCAACAGCACCATCAACTGGTACAAATGTTGCACCTCCTTATTGGAATAATTTCACAGATCGCAATCGCGATAATCAATATGTATTAGCTAAAAATCCTGTATTAAATGCTAAGATACAATTAAATGGCAATGATCGTTTTGCTGAACGTACTGGAAATTATTTCTCATTAGTTCAACCATATCAACATCACGAATGCACACCTAATAATTTTAATTCAGGCATAAATGTTTATTCTTTTGCTATAAAACCCGAAGAACATCAACCATCCGGAACTTTAAATATGTCTCGCATTGATACTGCTGTTTTATCAGTAACTTCAAGTGTTTCAGGTACTATTTATATATATACTGTTAATTATAATGTTTTACGTATATTATCTGGAATGGGTGGTTTAGCTTATTCAAATTAAATAAAACATACATATTTTTTTTCTATATCATGATGATTATTATTATGATTATTATTATTATCATGATTATGTTTTTGCGGTTCATATAAATTTTTATTTTTAGTTGATTCAACTGCTAATTTTAAAAATTCTAGTTCTCTTTTATTAGTCATTTTTTTAAGTTCAATATCATGATCAATTTTAATACGATTAAATTTAATAATATCTTTTATACGAATATTTTCAAAAATATTAATATCTTTAATTTCTTTATTCATATTTTCAACATTTTCAACTAATTTATCAAATAATTCAACAGTTAAACTATTAGACATAGTAAAATAATCAATTAAATCTTTTTGTTTATTATAAGAAATTTTATAATTAAATAAAGTATCATGAATATTTTTAAGTTTTTCCATATTTTCGCGATAATTTCTAAATTTAACAATTGAACTTAAAATAGTTAATAATGTTCCTAATAATAATGATATCATATTAATAATTAATGAAATAGTACTTTTAGAAATAACAACACTCATTTCTGAATCAATATTATCATTTTGATAATTAATTAAAGTTAAACGAATTGCTTCAATAAATGTTGTAATAGTTGAAATAATTAAAATTAATAATGAAATGCGATTATATCTAAAATATATTAAATCATATTTTGCAGATATTATATATAAGGAAGTTGTAATTTTCTTTTTATTTTCTTTTATAGTTTTATATAATTTATCTTTCCTATAATTAATATCATTATATATATCGCTTGATTCTGTTTGTGATACTGAATTTCTTTTATCATTAAATTCATATAAAGTTAATAATCTATTATCCTGAGACATAGGTGTTAATGGAGCATTAACATTTACAAAATCACTTCTAATCATTGGTGATTGTTGTTGGGGAGGATTATCCTCGATTAAAACAATCACCTCATCATCTTTTTCGGACATTGTATTAATTATTAAAAATAAATAAATTTATTATTAACAAGAATATCATAAATAATAAAAATATTATTATAACATATTTAATTGTATATGGACGTTTAATACTATAATTTTTATTATATAATTGATTAATTAAATAAATAGCATTACTTACAGCAGTTTCCATTGATGTAAAATGATATTTAGCATTTCCATTATGTGTTCCTAATGTATAAATATTATCTGTAATTTTATTATTTAAAAATCCATAATTTGTAGCTTTAACAAAAGCTGTTTCATTTGATATCCATTTACCATCTTTATAATAACTATTAACAAATGATAATGTTGGAACTGGTAAATTTTTATAAATTTCATTTAATTGTCTATATGTTTCATCAATCAATTCTTTTTTATCAGAACATTCATTTGCTGTTTTATTTATATTTTTACTTTTAACATCATTAATAGTTATAACACAACTAATAACAGTTTTTGAATTATTTTCTTTAAAATTCATATAATCACTTAAAACAATCGCACCAATACCCCAATTAGTATTACTATGAAAGCCATAAATTTTTTTATCTATTTTTAATTTAAAATTCCAATGAAATATAATAGAAATATTTTTAATATATTCAGTATTTTCTGCATATATTTCTAAATTATTATTAAATTTATTTTTAATATTATTTGATGATTTTTTAATTATTGAATTTAAATTTATTGGTGGAATAGCCATTATTAATTTCTTAGCATAAAAACTACCATTATTAGAACTATTAATTTTAATAATATTATTACTATCATCAATATCAGTAATAGTAGTATTCATTTTAAAATCAACATTTTTCAAATAATTACGCCATACTAAAAATAATCCTTCATCATTTGGCATTTTAGGTTGATATCCATTATATAATAAAGTATCATTTAATACATTAAAGAAAGAATTTAAAGAAGTTTTATCAAGATCTCCTCCATCCATAAATCGAGAAGTTCTATTAATATAATTTATAGCTTTATCGCTAAAATTATTAATAGTTAAATATTCATTTAATGATATATTATTACCATAATTAGGATTTCCCATTAATTTAAAGAAATCAATAGTCATAATAAAAATTTCATTGATTGAAAATACATTTTCTTTTAAAGTAGTTTGATATAAAATTTCTAAAAAACTTAAATTATATTTAACAAAAATATCTGAAAACTTAACACCAATTTTTGATAATATTGTTTTAAAATTAAGATAATTACTAAAATAAAATCGCGGACCATGTTCAGTAAAATAATATTCTTTTTCATATTTTTGTCTATTAACTTTATGACAGCCACCAATAACTTTATCTTTATCAATAATCATAATTTTATCATTTTTATCAGCTAATGTAGCAAAAGTTAAACCAGCAGGACCTGAACCAACAATAATATAATCGTATATAATCATTATATAAATGAAATATTTTTTAAAAATAATAAATAGATATGGATTTAATTAATATCGAATTAAATATTTTTCTAATAGCTATATCATTAGCTGTAATATACGCAATTGCCCCAATTACATATAAATTATTAGTTATTCATAATAATATATCATTTGAGACATATTTATTATTATCAACATTTATATTATTTTTGTGTAGTTTATTTTATTCTTTTATGTTCCATAATTACATAGATGTATTTAGGGAATTAACAAAAATAAGTTCAGATATATTATTATTATTTATAATAAATATATTTTTTGTTTCATTTATAAGTCAGATATTATTTCATTATGCTATAAAACATACAACAAAATTATCATTATTTACAATAATAACGGGATTTTATCCATTAATAACAATGATATTATCTTTCTTATTTTTTAAAGAAAAAATAACATTAAAAATATTTATTGGTTTTGTAATATCTATGATAGGTATTATAATCATATTTACTTAAACATCAAATTTATGACATTGAATATCTTTTTTTCCATTTTTATGGAAATCATTTAATACTAGACAATCAACTGCAACTTCTTGCATTAATTGATATAATATTAAAATATTCTTCATTTTTTCAATAGATTGTTTATAAATATATTCATCAATATTAACAACACCTGTTGCATCTAATGTTGGTTTTTTACTAGCTTTACCAGTCTTTTTAGCAGGTGCAGGATTTGCAGTTTTTAATGCAGCTTTTAAAGATTTAAGTAAAACTTTATTTTTCTCATCTTCTTCATCAATCATGTGAAGATTATTATTATATTGTTCAACTTCATTTTGTAATAAAGTAATTTCTGATTTATTAGCACCAGCATTTTTCTTTAATTTAGTTAATTGTTTTTTATTAGCTGCTATTTTAGCTTTATTATCTTTAATAGCATTCTTATTTGATTTAATTATTTCATCTATTTCAGCTATTTTATCTTCTATTTCATTTATTTTAGCAGAATCAGCGGTTGGTTTATTAACAACCTGTGGTAAATTACTAATATAACGATGAATGGTTACATCCCATTCTTTCTTATTTAAATCACTATGAGAACAATAACGGGCAGCACGTCCAATAGTTTGTTTATCACTAGCCCAAGTAATAAGAGGTTCAAATATATGAATATGTCTAACTGCTTTAAGATCGAGACCTTCATTATAAGTTTGTGAAGCTAAGAATAATTTAACATATTCTCCATTTTTATTAAAAGGAGCATTATATAATTGACGTAATTCACTTATTTCTTTTTCTTTATCAACACCTAATTGAGTAGTAATAGCTAAAATATATCTGGGTTTTTTATTACTTTCAGTTGGATTATTGAAAATCTTAACAGCTTCACGAGGTGTTAATTTTTCATAACCAAGTTTATCAAGTTCTTTGGCAATAGCTAAAATACCATGACCACCATAACCTCTATTTTCATAAAAGGCAGAATAAATATATTGTTTTTGTTCGGAATATTTAGGATCATTTACTGTTTTTAATAATTGTTCTAATTTAGCACTAAAATCATGTAAAGATAAACCTTTTTCATAATTATAAAGCATATTAGAATAGCGACGAGCAGCAGCCCAATATTTATTTAAAGAATTTGCCTTAGATAATTTATCATAATTTTTAGCAGTATCTTTAACTTCTTTATAAGCAGTTATATATTTTTCAAATTGTTTTGAAGACATATCAACATATTTTGGTTCAGTATTAATAACAACAGGAAATTTGCTAGTATCACTAGACATATCAAAATAAGATATTAAACCTCTGGTTTTTTCCTTAAATACATCAGGATCATCAATATCAGTAAATTTAATTTCGGGAGTATTAACATCTTTTACAATATTTAATAATTTCATAATTTCATCAGGATTATCACCTAATGTAGCAGTTAAAATGAATATTTTTAATTTAGGATATTTATTACCAGAAGCTAATAAAAGTTTTTCTAAAAATGAATGTTGTTTTTGTTGAGTGGGTATGGGTCTAAATAAATTATGAACTTCATCGATAATTAAAACACAATTATTTAAATTAATAGATTTATTAATAATTCTATTAGCTAATTTAGCAAAAGTTAAGAAACGTACATTATTAGAATTAAATTCTTTTCCTACTTGATCTAATGTTTTATTAAAAAATCGCGGGAATAGATTCATTGCACATTTATGAAATTCATGAGGAGGATTGCTAGATAAAGCATTAATAGTACTACAATAAATTATTTCTTTACCTGAACCCCAGAAACCATCCATAATAGCCGAAGCAGTACATGTTTTACCACTACCGGTTGAATGCCATAATAACATTCCTTTTTTAGGTAAATTATTTGCAGTAATTAATTTACAAATATTATTAACAATAGATTGTGGAACAGTTGGAGGTTGATTAATTTTATTTTTAGAACTTGATGATATTTTAGATGAACTAGTGCTAATATTAGAACTAATAATAAAAGAACTGGTTTGATTAGTGCTAACAAAAAAATCAGGGAAATAAATTTTATAAATTTTATTCATAGCATTATCATCTTCATTATGTAAATTATAATATTTTTTATAATCATTTAAATTATTTTCATCTTTAACATATTTGCGAAGTTCATTATATTCTTCTTTAATATTAGGATCAGATATTTTGATAATATTTTGTAAATATAAATAATGTTCTTTGATTAAATCTGTATTATGAAAATTAAAATAATTGGGAAAATAATTATAATATAAGAAATCAAAATCTTTTTGTTCAATACATTTATTATAATCATTTCTAAAATCTTCAAATTTATCAGTATGACGAATATGTCTTAATAATTGAATAGCGTCATTTGTATCATTTGGATTTAATTTAGCAATAATAAGAGGAAGATATTTTTTATAAATATTTAATAAGAAAGTATTATAATATTCGGTTAATTCTTCATCAAAATATTTTGGAAAATAGCTCTATATAATCTATGTAATCCATCAACATCATATGATTTAGATGTAAAGAATTTATTATAATCAATTTTGAAAGTAATAAAAGATCCAGGATTATTTAATAATCGTAATATGACAGCTTCATCATCTTTATCATTTGGATTTAAATTAATAATTAAATAAACAAAATAGAGATAATATATACGTTTATTTAAATCAATAACTTCATCTTTATTTTTGGATATAGTAAAATATTTTGAGAAATATTTATAAAAAAGATTATAAATATGAGAATAACGTTTATCTTCTTTATATTTTTTACCTAATACAATTTGTTTACGTAATTCAGATTTATAAATATCATAATCTAATTTATACATATCAAAATCATTTGGATCATCTAAATATAATAATATTATTTCTTTATCAAGTGAAGGATTATATTCAATAATAAGATATTGAACATATTGAACATAATTTTTATAATATTTAGTTAAATAATCATCCTTAGGCATTATTTCAATATTAGTAGGACTTCCACTAATATTATCATCATTTGAATTATCACTTCCATCACTATTTAGAACACATCTATTACCTTTTCCTATTAATTCTAATGTTTCGGGTGCATTCTTACCATTATAAAAATCATATAAGGATTGTTCTAAATTGTTTATATCAATTTCAGTAATAGAAGATGAAGGTTTGGAAGATGGTTTCTTATATTTTTCATCATCTTTATGAACATCCATTAATTTTTCCTTAGATATACAATCTCTTGTAAATTCATTTATTTGTTTAAAAGAACATTTTGGATTAATTTCACAGGTTTTCTTAGCTTTTTTAATATTTTTCTTAGTTATACTACCATTTTTATAATTTTTTTCACGTAAAAATTTATTACTTTCTAATAATTTACCGCATTCTGCATCTGTTTTATCGACCCAACAATTACCTTTATCAAATGTATTATGTCTATTTATAGTTTCACCAACCCAAAAACCATTTGATTTATCGCATCTTTTTTCAGTATAAACATCTTTATAATATCGTTTATATTTATCTTTATTATAAGAAACTTCTGGAATTAATAATTTACAATTTTTTTTTTGATCAAATGAATTTTCTTTTTTAAATGTAGAAACATCTTCATATTCATAAGGATTTTTATCAGGACGTTCATATTCATAAACAACTATATCATTACATGTTTTTTCTCTGTTTATAAGTTCATTTTGTATTCCTTTATAACCTTTAATTTTTGAAGAATTCATAATCTATTTTATAAGCATATAAAAATTATAAGTATTATAAAATAAGTGAAAAATAGAATTGTTGGATTTGGCATAATATGAATATTATTACTTATATCAAACATAAAATCAGCCATCTCATCTATTCCAACATCTATAATTTGATGTTTATTTTTTACTATCCATTTACATAATTTTCGTTTATAATGTAATGGACGTTTTTGAATAATATTTCTTTTTAATGTAGTTGTCCTTGACAATAAATATACTGCAATAGATGCAGTAGTTGGTTCTAACATCCGAATAGTTGTTATAAACATTATTTATAACAATATATAAAAATAATCACATTTTTTTATTATATAGATGGATCATATAATAATGTTTCTAAGTATTCTGGTAATTCTTTACATTTCTTCTTTGTATATTTATTAATAATACTAATTATTTCATTAATATCTGTTATTTTAAATTTATGATTTTTTGCTTTTCTACTATACCAATCTGTTTTACCTTTTCTAACATAAATTTTTAATTTATCTTCTTCTGAAATATCATATTTAACATCTAATATAATACCTTCATTTGTTTGTTTAAAACCTTCAATATGAATAGTTCCATTATGTTCTTTATCATGACATTCTCTGCAAATATTTACTAAATTATGTTTTTTATTTTTATGAAAATTTTCAAAAAAACCATTTTCATTACTAAACGTTTGATAATTAATATGATGTGTATCTTCACTTTTATTTTTATTACAAATTTGACAAATATCCATAAATATACTTGAATTATAATTAGATGTTTTAGTTTCTACTAATTTTGAATTAATTCCCATTATTTCTTTTCTTATTTTTTCCGCATTTGCCATAAAATTTAATGGCATATCCAATGATTTACAAACTTCTATTCCATAAATATTGGATCCTTGACCTTCTTTTAATTTTCTTTCATAAATAATCTTATTATCTACTGTAATTTCTATATGCATATGATAAATTTTTAATTCTTTTCTATCTTTTATTAATGATATTGATGGTAATTCATGTAAATGACTTGTAAAAATAAATGATACTTTCTTATTTAATAATTCATTAATAGCTGAACTAACAATACAAATACCTGAAATTGCTTCTGTTCCTGAACAAATCTCATCTCCTATTATTAAACTATGTTTATCAGCTCTTTGAATTATATTTCTTAATTCTGTCATTTCTACAACAAAACTGCTCATACCTTTATAAATATTATCATTTCCACAAATTCTGGTCATAATATGATTATATGGATAATATCTATAATTAACAGCTGGAACATACATTCCAGCTTGTGCCATAATAACTGATAATCCAATTGCTTTCATAAATGAACTTTTACCCGATGCATTAATTCCATATAATAAAATTCCATTTTGATTTAATTCAATATCATTTCCAATATATTCAACATCTGTTATAATTCTTTCAATTATAGGATGTCTCAAATTTTCAGCACTTATAAAAGAATTATCAGTTGTTAAATCAATGGTTGGTTTATAATAACAAAATTCAAATGCATTTTTAGCATTACAACAGGTAATATCAATATCTATTAAATTTTTGATAATAATATCAATATCATCATTATTTTTATTAAAAAAAGATAATAAGAAATCATAATATCTTAAAATAACTATTGAATTAATATCATTTTGAGTTTTTCGAATTGTATTAGATGCATTAGTTATTTCATAAGAAGTTAATTTATATGAATTATTAGTTGTTAATAATTTTTTATCAAATTTGTTCATATAAATATGATCTTTTTTAGCAGCATTCTCAAATCTTTTTTTAGTTATAACTATAAAATAACCTTCGCTTTCATTATAATCAATCTTACATAATGAATCATTAATATTACTAATTTTATTAGAAATAATTGTAAGTTTTTCATATGCATTTTTATATTTCAAATTAAGATCATCTAAATCTTTATAAATACCTTCATTGAATATATTAGTTTTAATATCATTTGTATTATATTTAGAACATTCATCTAAATTTAAAATAGAATAATGTGAAGTAATTCTATTTGCATTTTCAATTAATTCAGGTTGAGTTAATTTAAATACTTCAATTGAATTTTCTAATGAAATAACAAAACTATTCCATTCACATGGTTGCATCTTTTTTAGAAAAATCTTTTTTTTAATTCTTTCTAAATCATTAATATTGGAAAGAAATTTATTAATTTCTTTATATTTTTCATCAATTAAATAATTTTCAATATTATTATATCTTCTAATTAATTCTTGTTTATTATTACTTGGATTTAAAAATCTTTCTTTATATATACGAGAACCAAAAGCCGTTTTACATCTATTAAGAATATCAATTAATGGTTTTTCATTATTATTATTAGAAATGATATTTAATTGAAGTGCGCTATTAAATTCAATAGCTAAATTTTTAGAATTATCAATTAATTCAGGAATTTGCAATTCTTTAATAATTTCATTATTATGTTCATATGCAAATTGAAGAAGACAGCAAAAACTTAAACGACCCAAAGAATATTTTTCTAAATTGAGAAATTCAATAATAGATAACATAGATTTATTAATAAATGATTTTTCTAAGATTTTATTTTGATAATCTATTTTTTTAATATTAGTATTTAATTCATAATCTTCCCATTTCGGATGAATAAGACAATTATTATTAATAACATTCAAAATAGTTTTTTTAGTATTATCACTTAATTTATCAGAAAGAATGAGAATTTCACACGGATTATAAATAGTTATTAATCTATATGTCTCATCCAATGTATATTGAGGATCTGATTTTGAACTTGCATTTTCATATATAAAAGAACGTCCTGTTGTTAAATCGACACCAGTAATACCAACAATAAGAATATTATCAATTTCTTCATAATATAAAACCATAATAAAATTACTTTTTTTAGAATTAATATTAATATTAGTTGCTGGACTTAAAATTTCTGTAATTTTTCTTTGAGGTTCAGGTGGTTCTGATACTTGTTCAATTAAAACAATTGTATAATTATTTTGCAAAATTAATTGAATATATTTATTTAAAACATATAAAGGAAATCCACACATAATAGGATTATTACGTGAAACTTCTAAAATTGACTTATTTTTTCGTGAAATTTGAATATTACAAATATCAGCAATATTATATAAATATCTAGAATTAACATCAATAGAATATAATTCAAAAAAAGAACCCACCTGAATCATTATAATAGTATTTTCTCCATATTTTATGCGATATTCATCTAAATAATTTAAATAATCATCAATAATCATTATATTTTCATCTTATTTATATTAATAATCTTTATATATGTTAGAATGAGTGTCAAAAGTTTAACTTCTGCACAAATACAAAATGCAACTGTTGTTGAAAATGCAATAAATAATTTTTTTACAGATAAAAAAACATTAACCTATAAAAAAATTAATCCTGATTTTACAGATGAAAATCTTTTATTAATGATAGATTATATTAAATATTTAAATTATCAAATAAATAGAAATGAAATAACTTTAACAGATGTTAATGAATTAAAAAAAGGTAAAATTACAGAAATCATATATGATGATCAAACAAAAATTAAGTATAAATTTGAAAAAGGTGGTGATAAAGAGTATTCAGTCTCATTAACAGTTTTTATTAAAAATATATATATATATAATGATACTGATATCTTTTTTCTAACACCTTTATACTTTAGAAAAGATAAAACGCCTATTTTTAAACATATTAAGCCTAAAACGGTTGCAGTTAAAACATTAATCTTTACAGTACCACAAAGTAGAACAATATTAAGTAAGCGTACGCGTGATTTAATGAGTACTTATTCAACTAGTGCATTAAAAAGAAAAGAACCATCCTATAAAAGTTCATCATCTACATTAAAACCATTTAGTAGTTTAAACATAGACGAACAAATATTAACATTAAATACGTCTGATTATAATACAATGTTAATGACAGATGTTGCTAAAATATTAAGTGAATTAAAAAAAAGCGATAAATTTGATATAAATAAATATCTAGATGAAGCTAAAAAATTAGATATACGAAGAGCAAATCTAATAAAAAATAAGGAGCTTAAAAAAACCAGACTTATAAATATAGAAAAATATTATAACGATATTAAAGAATTTTTTATTAAAAAAAACCATATAATGGAACCTTATGTAAAAAAACAAACATCACATGAATCTTCGGTAAAAAAACAACGTACTACACCAGTGACTGGTGGAAATAATATCAAGATAAAAATAATAAGAAAAGTATATACAGATAATAAATATAGAAAATATATTAAATATAATAAAAATACTATTATTTATTTAAAAGATTAATTTTTATATAAAAACATTATTATATTTTCTTAATATTTTTCATAAATAAAGTTCTATATATTTTTATATAATCTTCAATAGTATAATTACGTTTCTTTTTATAATTAATAATATCAGCTTCACGATCTAATCGTTTTTTAACATATTTATAACATTTATCTAATTGACATTTATGAACATTGATAGATTGAATTGAATCAAATAATTTTTTATTATTTTTAACAGCTTGTTTAATAAATTCTTTTTGTGAAATTTTATGTTTTTTATAATCATCATAAAGTTTATTATTTTTTTTACTAATTTTTTTATCTATATCTTTTCTTGCTATATCTAATTGTTTTTTGCAATTTTTTACATAACATTTAATTTCTTTATTCATTTCTATTATTATAAATAGATTTAAAGATTATTTATGAAAGTCTTTAAATATTATTAGATAATGGAAATAGATAATGTAAAAGAAGATGTGTATTTATGTATTTGTGATAAAAAATATGTAAATATTACATGTAATTATAAATTATTCAACTCTTTTTTAGAAGCTAATAATTATTATGAAAAAAAATATAAAAATACTGATAATAATCATATATCAACGATGATATCAACTAGATATATACCTCGAATATTTCAAAAATATTATCTGAATTATAAATTATCAACATTATTATTACATTTTGATGAAAATAAAAAGATTTAAGGATATTAATAATAAATCTTTTAATATACTTTTTGTATATGTACGTACTCAATGAAATATGTTAAAATTGTCATTAATGATACTATAATAATTGATGATATAAATGAAACTTATATTTGCATATATTTTCCAGAAAATATTAAAAATTTTAAAAATAATAATTATATTGCATCAACAATTTATATAAATAGGTTTGATGGAACAATTAAAAATCATTATTATTATAATGAATATTCAACTGGCATAGAATTAAATAATTTCAATATTGTAAATAAATTTAAAAAGATAAATTTTAATTTTAAACATTTTATTAAAAATAATAGATTTGTTATTGATTATAAAAATAAAAATTTTAAATTTTATATTCCTTTTTCTCAACAATCAACTTAATATTATTTTTTAAACTTCAATAAAGATATTTAAGGATTATTTATTAAAGTCTTTAAATAAATTTTCACAATCGTTCCAACCATAATTAAATAATTTTTTGGATGTATTTTTATTTATATATAAATAATTTCTAAGATCAAATTTACGATTAGCCATTCTTGTATGAATATAAATGCTTCTTTCACATTTGCTATATTCATTATTGATACAATCAAAATGATGTAAATTTTTGAAAATACCACCATCTATAAAATTTAAATCTTTATATTTCTTTGAAAATGTATTACCGCAAATATATGGTATATAACTACTGCAAATACAATAATCTAATAATTCTTCGAGATTTGCGAATTTATCTATTTTTCTATTGGTTATTTTTAAATTATCAATATTTGATACAATTATTGAAATTGGAATATTATTTATATTAACATTTTTATAATTATTTATAATATTATATTTAATAATTTGTTGAAATTCTTCCATATTTTTATTTGCTTTTATAACATAATTATCATCTCCTAATAATTTATTCCATAATTTATCGTGATTTGATAAATCATTTTCTAAATGATATATAACTGATGCAAATGATCCTCCTGAAATACCTGTTAAATGATAATCACATATATTCAAATTTTTCTTTATATAACCTAATGCACCGATGCTATATGGAATTAAAAGACCAGTTGTATCTACATTTATTTTTATTAAAGCAAAAGTTAATATTATTTCCTTAAATAGCATAAATAAATATAAAAACTTCATCATCTATTATAATAATTGATAATGAATATTAAAACATTTTATAATACAAGAGTTTATCTTAAAGATTATGTTAAAAATTATTTAGATACTTTTGAACCAAATTAATATATTATAAAAAAATTGATTTCATATTATTTATTTTATTAATAAATGCCTAGTAAATGTATTATATGTAAATCAAAACAACCTAGTTTTGGATTACAAGATGATAAAATTGCTAAATATTGTTTTAATTGTAAAGAACCATATATGATTGATATTAGAAACCCTAAATGTATAAAATGTTTGAAAAAAAGACCAGTTTTTGGATTACCAGATGATAAAAATGCTAAATATTGTTTTAGTTGTAAAGAACCAGATATGATTGATATTAAACATCCTAAATGTATAAAATGTTTAAAAAAAAGACCAAATTTTGGATTACCAGATGATAAAATTGCTAAATACTGTTTTAATTGTAAAGAACCAGATATGATTGATATTAAAAGTTCTAAATGTATAAAATGTTTAAAAAAAAGACCAACTTTTGGATTACCAGATGATAAAATTGCTAAATATTGTGCTAAATGTAAAGATTTGGATATGATTGATATTAAAAACTCTAAATGTATTATATGTTTAAAAAAAATACCTAGTTTTGGATTACAAGATGATAAAATTGCTAAATATTGTTTTAATTGCAAAGAACCAGATATGATTGATATTAAAAGTCCAAAATGTAAATCAGAATGGTGCAATACACATATTACTAATAAATATGATGGATATTGTTGTTATTGTTTTATGCATTTATTTCCTGATAAACAAATATCAAGAAATTATAAAACAAAAGAAAAATATGTTATAGATTATATTAAAGAACATTTTAAAGAAATTGATATTATTGCAGATAAGCAAATACATGGAGGATGTTCAAGAAGAAGACCTGATATATTAATTGATTTAGGTTATCAAATTATTATAGTTGAGATTGATGAAAATCAACATATTAATTATGATTGTTCATGTGAAAATAAAAGAATTATGGAATTATCGCAAGATGTAGGTCATAGACCTATAATATTTATTAGATTTAATCCAGATGATTATAAAACAAATTTAAAAAATATAACTTCATGTTGGGGATTAAATAAAAAAGGTATATGCACTATAAAAAAATGTAAGCAAGAAGAATGGAACGAACGATTAATAATATTAAAAGAACAAATTAATTATTGGTTAATAAATAAAACATCAAAATTAATAGAAATAATACAATTATTTTATGATACATAATATTTAAGGATTTATAATACAATTAAGCAAACTTATGAATCAAATAAGAATTTAAAAATAATAATAACTTAGTTAAATGGACATCAGTAAAAACAAATCAAATTTATTATAGATATTATAATATTTATTCAAATAATGAATTGATGGATGAGATTATAAGATTAAAACCAGAATTCAAAATAAAAAAATATGGATATGAAAAAGGCAATTATTATATTATTTTAGAAAAATAATTTTATTTTATTTATAATATTTCCTCTACAAATAAAACAATTATCAGTATTTTGTATACATATATAATACAATAACAATGACCACAAGGATTTTTTTAAATAATATTATATAAAGATTATTATATAAATCTTTAATATTAATGGAAGTTTATTATAAAAATATTGTCGAAAATGCTTTTGAAAATGCTGAAAAGAATATTTCAAAAATTACACAAGATATTATTATGATGGATGGTATGTCTGGAACAAAAACAAGACATTTTTATAATAATTTACTTAATAATCATGATGTGCGATATTTAGAAATAGGAACATATAAAGGATCATCAGTATGTTCTGCGATGTGTAAAAATAAAGCTACTGTTGTTTGTATCGATAATTGGAGTGAATTTGGTGCTCCTAAAAATGAATTTTTAGTTAATTTTGAAAAATTTAAAGGAGAAAATAATGCAATATTTATTGAAAGTGATTGTTTTAAAGTTGATATATCAACATTGCCTAAATTTAATATATATATGTATGATGGCAATCATTCAAATGAAAATCATCAAAACGCATTATTATATTATTATAATTGTTTAGATGATATATTTATATATATTGTAGATGATTGGAATTGTGTAGATATTAGAAATGCAACATCAGAAGCTATTAAAAAACTAAATTTTAAAATATTATATGAAAAAGAAATTATATTAACAACAGATAATTCACATACACCACTAGATATTGCATATGTTTCATGGTGGAATGGTATATATGTTGCTATTTTACAAAAATAGCAACATATATAAATAAGTACTTAAATTTTTTAATGATAATTAATTACAGTGAAATAAATGCAGAAAATAAAATTCCTAAACTTTTAAGAACTTTTATTGATGGATTTAAAAAAATTGATATAATTATTTTTTTTAGTTACTCCTAAATTGTGTGATTAAAGTTGCGAAGAAATAAAAAATATATGAAAAATTAGAATACAATTATTGTTGAATATTTAGAAAAAAATTAGAAGCATATTTAATAGAAAATAAAATAAATATAAAAGAAACAATAAATAAGAGTTATTTATATTTGTGAAAGTAAAATTAATAAGTCTTTTATGTTATTATCCAAATTGAAGAATGTATATAAATCTCTTTTCAAAAAACATTATTTATATAAATATAATTTAATTATATATTTATAAATAATGAATTATCTAATGAAAACTTTTTTTGGTTCTTTAAAAGAAGATCTTAAAAATAAAAAAGATGATAATAATGATTTAAAGAATGAAAAGGATTATAGAAAAATTAAGAATTATTTGAGAAAAAATACATCAAATATTGCCGATGATTATGAAATGCGTTTAAAACTTCAACAATTATTTTATTATGATATTGATGGTATTCCAATTGCTAAATTTAAATCTTCGAATGAATGTTATAATAATGACAATGATCAATATCCATATTATTTTCAAAATAAAACGAGAGAAGAAATTATAGATATTTATAATAAAGTAGTTAAAACAAAATATTTACTTAAAATTTATAATCAAGATGAATTGAATGATTATGATATTAAACAAGATATTTATTTGAATATTTCATTAAAAACATTCAGACCTGTCTATAATGAAAAATGGAAAGAAATAAGTGAAGAAATTAATGAAGTTTCATTTGATAAACAAAAAAGTTTTTATGCGGATTATTTAAGATGTTATCTTAAAATTAAACATTTTCCATCATTTGAAGAATTTATGAAATTTATTTATGATAAATATAAAATGCCAGTTCATAAAGATATTAGAATTGTATTTAATAATATTAATAAATCTTATGAAAAAATTAGAGATCATATTGAAAATACTAATATGACATTTAAAGAAGTAAGTCAAATTATTAAACAATCAACAACAATATCTAATAGAATTATTATGGAAAAAAATTGATTATTTTAAATGAAAAAAAATAATATAAAATGGCAGACGAAAATATTAAATATAAATCAATTTACAATTTTATTTATAATTTCTCAGATTATAATAAAATTCAAAATAATGAAGAAAGATTAATTGCTATTATAAATAAAAAATCATTAAATTTGAAAAATACTATAAATAATTATATTGGTTTTCATTATTATAATACTGTTACTAATCTTTTCAAAGATAAATATTTGAAAAAACTGATAAAAAATCAAATAATTTATGATGAGATGTTAAAATTAATTGAAAAAAAAAATAAAGAAATTGAAGAATTAAAAAGAGCAAAAAGTAATTATTGACAATTAAAATTTATTCATTTAGGTTTCAGCGATTCCGTTTTCAGTAATTAAACATTCAACATCTTAGCCCATATACATATTTCTATATATACTTTGATCATTCTCAAACTTTCAAATCATTATAAATTTCTTTTATCAGCAATTACTTAATGCATGTAATAATTAAAATATATAATAAAGTATCAATTTTTATAATTAATACTAAAAAAATAATACAAATTTATTTTTTTATTTAAAGATTTATTTCAAATATCTTTAAATAATGGTTTATTATGATTATATAAATATTGGTTTCATTGATAATGACAATGACAATGATAATTATAATGACAAAAGAGGAATAATAATAGATCAAAATAAAGAAAACTTAGATAAAATTACTAATATAAAAAATTGTATAAAATTGAATATGTGTATTAGTAATTATGAAGGTAAATGTAATATTACAACTGAAAAAGGAATATTTGAAGTATATGTGCGCACATTATATCAAATAATGGTAAATTTTAATATTGAAGGAGTATATAAATTAAATTTGAATTCAAATTCAAAAAAAATACTTCAAGCATTTTTTGAAGAAAATAAGAATAATGTATATTTACCTCATATTATTATAACAAATAAAGAAGATATTTCAAATATTGATGGTATTATAAAATATTATGATTTAATTATAAATAATAATAATCAATATTATAAATTAAATTTAACAAAACTTAAAAATAAAAGAACATTTACACTCCCAATTTATAATTATTATATAGATAATGATAATGATAATGATGATTATAAAAATACGTTAATAGAGGCAAAAGAATATTGTATAAAAAACAATTATTCAGGAATTACTTATAAAGATGATAAATATCATGTAATGAAAGGTTCATATTTTAATTACAATCAAAAAGATAAAGAAGTATATTCGTGTATATTTTTATAAATAAATATAAATATATATAAATAAATATCATTGATATATTAAATATAACTACAAAAAAATTATGAATTATAATCAAATTTTTGTAATTATATCAGGATCAATATTAACAAGTACTTATATAATAGTAAATTTTATAAATACAATGAATGATTTATCAAATAAAATAAAAAAATAATAATTTGCTTTAATTATTTTCTTTAATTATTTTTTTCAATAAAATATCTTTTAAATTAGTAATTTTATTTTTTTGTTGTTGAAGTTCTAATAATAATTCTTTATTTTTCTTTCTTTCTTCTTTAAGATCTGATGATAATTTTTTATTTTCATTATTTTCTTTTTTAATTTGTATAATAAAATTAGCAAATGATATTAAAGAATTTATAAAATAATTAATGATTAAAACAAATTGAATTATGAATATTAAAATATATTCTAGAATAATCATGATTGATTTTTATAAATTATAAAATCATTAATATTAAGTCATTTTTTTATTTATAGAATTAAAATAAAAAAAATGACTTAATTTTAATTCTTATTTATTTATAGAATTCTATATATGGATAAAGTTAAAAAATATTCTACTAAAAAAGTAAAGGATATAGAAATAGAGCAAATAAAAATCAATGAATTTATATATTCTGATGAATATACAATAAATAATAATTATGCTGATAATCTTATAAAACAATTACATTTTTTCAATAATTATTTTAAACCATATATAGCAAAATTAGAAAAAACAAGAACATTTAATTATAGTTTATTAAATTTAATTGATAATTTAATAACTATTGTAACAATAATTAATTTAGTAAAAAAAAATAAAATAAATAAAATAAGTATATTGAGATATTTTGCAAATATTATATATTTTTATTTAGAAATAATATTATTATTAAGTATTATATTTTATAAAGGTAATAAATATAATGAATTTATTATTAGTATTGAATTATGTAATTTATTGAATAAAATGGATAAATATTTATTTGTAAAACCAAAAAAACCAAATGAATCAAATGAAACAAATAAATATAAAATAATACTTAATATAGATGAAACCAAAGATATAGAAATAAGTGATATAGATAAATATATTATGCTTAACTATACACCAATAATATATAAAAATTTTATTTTAAATAAATATATAAATATAAATGAATTATTTGATTATATTTATGCAGAAATACTCCATATAATAGAACCAATGGCTATAATTATGAAATATATTACTAATGATTTTATTAATAGTAATAAAGAAAAAAATGAAAAAAATGAAAGTAATTATAAGAAAACTACTAATAAGATAACTGTTATTTATGATGGAAAAAAATATACAAGAATAATTTATATTAATGAAAATAAAAATTATGTAAAAATCAATAAAACTTATATGTTATTATCTAGACTTAAACAGATATAAAAATTTTATTTAAAGAAAACAAAAAGATATCTTTAAATCTTTTTTGTTTTATATTAAAATCTTAGATTTCTATTCAAAAACTAGCAAATCCAATACGATTTTCTGAATGTTTTTAATACAATCATTAACAATTGTTTCATCAAACTCGCCATTAATCATATCATCATACATTTTTTTGATGTCAATTTTGTAATCAATATAAACATCATTGGAAATATATAATGAGATATTTTTGCTATGGCGATGCAATTTTCTATAAAATCGTTCAAGATTCCTAGTTTTGATATAATTGCAAAGAATAGAATTGAGAATATAAGCCAATTGATGTTTAGCTATCATTAGATGATTGTCTATAATATTATCATCATATTTCCAATTCATTTTTTTTTGAATATTCTTCATAATTATCATTTATTTATTTTTTTGGATAATAAATAAAAAATGATTTTATTATAATTATAAAATTAATTACAACATACAAAAATAATGTTTGGAAGACCTTTTATTAAAAATAGAAAATATTGTCTATTAGCAGTTTTGAAAAACGGTGTTTATTATTGCGCATCTTATAATAAAGATGATGATAATACAGAAGTTATAACTTCTATTAATACTGGTGAGAAATTTTATTCATTGAAAGGTTTTGTTGAGAGTATTATTGGATTGAATTCAGTGAATGAATTTAATGAATGTCTTTATTATAATAAAGATAAGAAAAGATGGCGATCTCTAAAATATCTTTATATTATTTAAATTTAGATCTAGATTTATTTAACAGATTCCATTAATTCAGTTATATTTTTTGCATATGTTTCATATTTTTCTACTGTTAAATCAGATGTATTAAATAATGTTTCTAATTCAATAATTATTTTATTAAATTGTTTAAGTTTTTGACTATTTTTAGGAGGTATTTTAGAAACAGCAATTATTTTAAGCATTTTAATAAAATCATTAAATATATTATTACAATGTTTAACAACACATTTATCATATTCATATATTATATTATTTTTACTTATTTCATTTGCTAATTTTAATTTAATTTTTAAATTTTGTTCTAAATTATATTTATCATATAAATCTTTTGTTTTTTTATCTGCATTAATTTTCTTTTTTTGTTGTGAACAATTTTTTTTTGAACATTTCACTAATTCAATCAATATTAAAAATATTTCACTCATTTTATCATTCATTTCTATTAATAATAAATTAATTATTTTATAATATTATAATAGAAATAAAATGCCTAAAACTTTATCAACTACAAAAAATAAATTAATTAGTAAACAATTATCTAGACGTGAAACATCAACAAAAAAAATTAAAATAAAGGTTAATATTGGTCCTTTTAAAAAATATTTAATGAAGTTAAATGTAATAAATAAAAAAATAACATTTGAAAATGTTGGATTAGAATATAGTATTAAAACTATTGTAAATCTTTCAAGATCAGCAATAAATGAATATACAATGTTAGAAAATTATAAAACATTATTATTTTCATTTATCAAGCATATTATTTTTAAAGAAATAGAATTATATTATTTAGATTTAGATTTTGGTGATGAAAAAGATAAAAAAGATAAAAAAGATAAAAAAGAAAATGTTCAAGATTTTGGTAATATAGAAGATAATGATTTATTATCTTTTTCTAGATTTAAAGTAGATATTACAAAAAATGAGATAAAAGAATATATTATTTCAGATACAGATATACAAGAAACTTATACATCTCAATTTGATAGACCAGAATTTGCAATGCCTTTGGTAGATATTATTAAAAGTGATGATGGTTTAATTGAAATTAATATTTATTCATTTGTTAAACCTAACGCTCCTATAAATACACAACCTAAATTAAAATTATATCAAATAGCTAATTCATATTTAATAATAAAAGATACAAGTAATTTGAATGAAAAAACATTTGCTTTTATATCTAAATTAAAAGATGAAAATATAAATATTGAAATGAAATATTTAAATTTACCAGAATATTTAATAAAAGAAAAAATTAATAGTGATTATATTGATAAACGTATTATAGAAGTTAATAAAATTTATTATGGTTTAGAAAAAGAAGAAAGGCAAAGAAGATCTGAACCAGAACCAGAAGAAGAATATGAAGATGATGAAACTGAAACAGAAGCAACTACTGGTGGTAGTAATAATAAATATCAAATTTATTCAGATAAAAAAACTAATTTTGCATATATAAAATATAATAATAAAAAATCTTATTTTTATAAAAAAGAAAATGAAAATAAGATTTTTATAAAAATAGATAATAAAATAATTAATATTACAAAGAAATCATTAAGTTATAATAGCAAACTTAATTCAACGTTTTTACTATATCATTAATAATTTTAAGATATTTTTTATATTCTTTTTCTGTTATTTCTGGTGAATTAATAATAGTTTCAATATTTTTAATTATTTTATTTAATTTAACAGATTTTTCAGCAGGTTGTGGTAACATAGTTATAATAGATTTAAATATGTTTACAATATCTTCTAGTATTTTTTTACAATTTTGGATGGTACATTTATTTAATTCATACATTATTGTATTATTATTTAATTCGGCAAATAGTTTTATTTTTTTTGATTTATTTTGTTCTAATTTATATTCATTATATTTTTTTACTAATGCTTTATCTGATAATGCTTTATTTTTTTGCTCACTACAATTTTCAGACGCACATTTCATTAATGTTAATGATAAAGACACTAGTTTTCCTACTGCTTCTGGAAAATCTGGATGCATTTTATCTATAATAATCATTATATTAAAAAATAGATTTAAGGAAATCATTAATAAATCCTTAAATAAATTTAATAGGATTATTCAATTGATAAACATTCGGGAGGAATTAAATCACTTGATAATATATAATTATTATCTGATTTAATAAATTTAATTCCCAATGATTTTGCTTTTTGAATATCTATTTTTATAATAACTTCTGAATAATATAATACATCTTTTTTATTTTCAACCATATGAATATGTTGTCTATTCATTCTCGATAATCCAATTCCATTCATAATCAATTCACAATTTCTTTTTGATGTACCGTGATATGCAAATGCAATATTATTATTAATTTCTTCACCAATTTTCACAGTTTTATAATTAGAATGTCCTTGATTTGCTCTAATATATTTATTATCATCTGATAATTTATATCTATGTTTATTATCATTATCAACAATATATTTAATAATTTCAAAAGTTATTTTATATTTCTTTAAATCTGGATGATTTAATAATATAGTAATATCAATATATCCATTATCATCAGTTTCTATATTTGAATGTCTCAAAATAAACGAAATAGTTTTAGATATTCTAGTTAGATCTGCCATTTTTTATTGAATTTTTAATAATAATTAATTCATTTTTTTATATATTTAAGAACATTCATAAGAAACCCTTAAATATAAAAAATGATTTAAATTATATCAAAATGATTTTTATAATGATGTTCATGAAATTAAGAGATTGGATTGATATTAATAAACTTAGTTGGTATACATTATCAAAAAATAAAAATGCAATTGAACTTCTTACAGCTAATCCTGAAAAAATTAATTGGTCATTTTTATCTGAAAATCCAAATGCAATTAAACTTCTTACAGCTAATCCTGAAAAAATTAATTGGTCATTCATATCAGATAATCCAAATGCAATCGAACTTCTTATAAATAATCCTGAAAAAATTAATTTAAATTATTTTTCAAAGAATATAAATGCTGTTGAAGTTCTTAAAGAAAATCAAACTAAAATTAATTGGATCACTTTATCAACAAACCCAAATGCAATTGAACTTTTAAAAGCTAATTTTAATAAAATTGATTGGATGGGTTTATCATTAAATGAAAATCCAGAAGCAATAAAATTATTAAAAAAAAATCCAGATAATATTTATTGGACTTTCTTATCAGAAAATATAAATGCGATTGAACTTCTTAAAGCTAATTTTAATAAAATAAATTGGTATTATTTATCTAAAAATAAAAATGCAATTAAACTTCTCAAAGAAAATCAGGATAAAATTGTATGGTTTGAATTATCCAGAAATGAAAATCCAGAAGCAATTGAACTTTTAAAAGAAAATCAGGATAAAATTGAATGGAGCATTTTTTCTTCAAATCCTTCTATTTTCACATATGATTATGATAAAATTAAACAAAATTTTCAAGAATTAGGTGAAGAGATATTAGCAAAAGCTTTACATCCAGATAGAATATTTAGATTAATTGAAAAATACGGAGAAGATGAAATTTATAATATTTATTTTGATTATAATTAATTTTTTTATAAAAATTGATTATTTTTGTTTTTAATTTATTTTATAATCAATATGAAATTAAGACATTGGATTGATATTAATAAACTTAATTGGAATGAATTATCTAGAAATATTAATGCAATAGAATTACTAAAAGAAAATCCTGACAAAATAGACTGGGAAGAATTATCAAGAAATATAAATGCAATTGAACTTCTTAAAGAAAATTTAAATAAAATAGATTGGGATTTATTATCAATGAATATAAATGCTATTGAAGTCCTCAAAGAAAATTTAGATAAAATAAATTGGTATACTTTATCATTAAATAAAAATGCGATTGAACTTCTCAAAGAAAATCAAAATAAAATTGATTGGGATTTATTATGTTTAAATGAAAATGCAATTGAACTTTTAAAAGAAAATCCAGAAAAAATTTATTGGGAAAATTTATCAGAAAATAAAAATATAATAAAATTATTAAAATTATTAGAAATTAATAATATAGATGATATAGAAATTAATTGGGATAAATTATCAAAAAATTCAGGAGCAATAGAATTATTAAAAGCAAATCCGAATAAAATTGATTGGGATATGTTATCAATAAATAAAAATGCTATTGGACTTTTAAAAGAAAATCCTGAAAAAATTAATTGGGATATGTTATCAATAAATAAAAATGCGATTGAATTATTAAAAGCTAATCCAGATAAGATCAATTGGAAATATTTATCAAGAAATTTAAATCCAGATGCAATAGAATTATTTAAAAAAAATCAGAATAAAATTAATTGGAATTGTTTATCATTTAACCCTTCAATATTTACATATGATTATGATAAAATTAAAAAGAATTTTGAAGAATTAGCAGAAGAAATAATAGCAAAAGCATTACATCCAAAAAGAATATTCAGATTAATTGAAGAATATGGGGAAGATGAAATTTATAATATTTACTTTGATGATTATTAATATAACCTAAAAATATATTTAAAGACATTCATAAGAAACCCTTAAATATAAAAAATGATTATTTTTGTTTTTTAATTTATTTTATAATCAAAATATGTTTATGAAATTGAGAGATTGGATTAATATTTCTAAATTAAATTATAAAATATTATCTCTAAATAAAAATGCAATTGATTATTTAAAAGAAAATCCTCATAAAATTGATTGGAGTACTTTATCAAGAAATCCAGAAGCAATAGAATTATTAAGAAAAAATAAAGATAAAATTGATTGGTCGCAATTATCATGTAATTCAAATCCATATGCAATTGAATTATTAAAAACAAATCTAAAAAAAATTTATTGGGGTAATTTATCAGATAATATAGGAGCTATTGAAATATTAAAAGAAAATCAGGATAAAATTGCATGGTATTATTTATCAAAAAATCCTAATGCAATAAAATTAATAAAAGAGAATTTAGATAAAGTTTATTGGCAAATATTATCAGAAAATCCGAATGCAATTGAACTTCTTAAAGAGAATTTTGATAAAATTTATTGGTGTCATTTAGCATTAAATAAAGAAGCAATTGAATTATTAAAAGCATATCCAGATAAAATTGAATGGTATTTTCTATCATTTAATGAAAATGCAATTGAATTAATAAAAGATAATCTAGATAAAATTGATTGGGATAATTTATCAAGAAATGAGAATGCTATTGAACTTCTTAAAGCTAATTTTAATAAAATTAATTGGAATATGTTATCAATAAATAAGAATGCTATTGAACTTCTTAAAAAAAATCAAAATAAAATTAATTGGGATGAATTATCAAAAAATGAAAATGCAATTGAACTTCTTAAAGATAATCCAGAAAAAATTGAATGGTATGGGTTTTCTTCAAATCCTTCAATATTTACATATGATTATGAGAAAATTAAAAAGAATTTTGAAGAATTAGGAGAAGAAATAATAGCAAAAGCTTTACATCCAAAAAGAATATTCAGATTAATTGAAGAATATGGAGAAGATGAGATTTATAATATTTATTTCGATGATTAATAATTTTTTTAAAAATTGATTATTTTGTTTTTATAATTTTTTTATAATTATGTTTGTAAAATTAAGAGATTGGATAGATAGTTCAAAATTAAATTATGAAATATTATCTAGAAATAATATAAAAAGATATGAATGTTGGCTTACATTATGTGAAACATCAAATAATATTACATTATTAAAAGAAAATCCAGACAAAATTGATTGGTATTATTTATCATGCAACCCTTATGCAATTGAATTATTAAAAGAAAATCCAGATAAAATTGATTGGGAAAGTTTATCATTAAATCCACGTGCAATTGATCTTCTTAAAAATAATAAAAATAAAATTGATTGGAAAAATTTATCAATGAATCCAAATGCAATTGAATTATTGAAAGAAAATCAAAATAAAATTGATTGGAAATATTTATGTTTAAATGAAAATGCAATTGAACTATTAAAAGATAATATTCATAAAATTAATTGGTTATATTTATCAGAAAATGAAAATCCAAAAATAATAGAACTTTTAAAAGAAAATAAAGATAAAATTATGTGGAGTGAATTATCTAGAAATAAAGGAGCTATATCTTTATTAAAAGAAAATCTAGATAAAATTGATTGGTATTATTTATCATCTAATCCGCGTGCAATAGATCTATTAAAAGAAAATCAGGATAAAATCGATTGGAATAAATTCTCTGAAAATCCATCTATATTTATATATGATTATGAGAAAATTAAAAAGAATTTCGAAGAATTAGGAGAAGAAATAATTGCAAAAGCATTACATCCTAAAAGAATATTCCGATTAATTGAAGAATATGGAGAAGATCAAATTTATAATATTTATTTCGATGATTATTAATTTTAAAAAATTGATTATATTTTTTTAATATTATTTTTATAATTATGTTTATGAAATTAAGAGATTGGATAGATAGTTCTAAATTAAATTATACATTTTTATCTGGAAATAAAAATGCAATTGAACTTCTCAAAGAAAATCCAAATAAAATTAATTGGACTATTTTATCTAGAAATACAGGAGCAATAGAATTATTAAGAAAAAATCAAGATAAAATTGATTGGAATATGTTATCATATAATTCAGCAGCAATTGATTTACTTAAAAAAAATCCAGAAAAAATTAATTGGCATCATTTATCTTCAAATATAGAAGCAATAGAATTATTAAAAGAAAATTTTCATAAAATAAATTGGCGTTATTTATCAGAAAACCCAAATGCAATTGAACTTCTTAAAGAAAATCAAGATAAAATTAATTGGCAAAGTTTATCATCAAATCCAAATGCAATAGAATTATTAAAAAATAATCAAGATAAAATTGAATGGATTAGTTTATCATCAAATCCAAATGCTATTGAACTTCTCAAAGAAAATCAGGATAAAATTGATTGGGTTTTATTATCATTTAATGAAAATCCAGAAGCAATTAAACTTCTTAAAGAAAATCCTGATAAAATTAATTGGTGTCATTTATCATTAAATAAAGAAGCAATTGAATTATTAAAAGAAAATCAGGATAAAATTAAATGGTATTATTTATCGTTTAATGAAAATGCAATTGAACTACTTAAAGAAATTCAAAATAAAATTGATTGGGATGAATTATCTAGAAATGAAAATCCAGAAGCAATAGAATTATTAAAAGAAAATCAAGATAAAATTCAATGGGATGGTTTTTCATTAAATCTTTCAATATTTACTTATGATTATGAAAAAATAAAACAAAATTTTCAAGAATTAGGAGAAGAAATAATAGCAAAAGCATTACATCCAAAAAGAATATTCAGATTAATTGAAGAATATGGAGAAGATCAAATTTATAATACTTATTTCGATGATTATTAACATAACCTAAAAATATATTTAAGGACATTCATAAGAAACCTTTAAATATAAAAATTGATTATTTTTGTTTTTATAATTAAATTTATAATTATGTCTGGTGGTGGTGGATCAATTGTAATTGTTAGTATTTATATATTATATAAAATAAATTCTCAATATCATAAAATTGATACTTATAATAATGAGATATTGCAGCAAAAAGAAGCAATAAATAAAATATGTTCAATTTGTGAAAATTTATCTATATCTAAAATATTACATCATATTGATAATTATAATATTAGTTATAAATATATAAAAATTTCTATAATTTTTATTTTGATTGATATAATATTATCATCATTACATATTTATTCTTTATTTTATCTTAATTTTAACATACAATTCGCATCAATATTAACAATATTAATAATGCTAATTATATTAATAATAATTCTTTATTTTAATCATAAATATATTAATAAAAATGAGGAAGAAATTATTAATAAAGGTATAGAAATTATAAATAAAAAAGATGAAATAAATAATTATTATTATAAAAAATTATTGATAATTTTTAATGATAATGATGATATTAATTATATAAATTCAAATATTGATGAATATATTTCAAATCATTTATATTTATTTAATATTTATGTTAAAATTTATATAAAAATGAATAATTCAAATAAATATATATTAATGCCATCAATAATAAATATTAAAAAAGATAAAAAAACTTTATTAAATAATTTATTAAATGATTTAATTAAAAATGAAAAAGATGATTTAATTAGTAAGATGAATGTCAAATTTAAAACATTTCAAAAAATTACACCTGAAATTGTTAAAGATGAATTAGATAAATATGATAATACCCTATATATTTATAAAAAAATATTAGAATTAAAAATAAACAATATTAATGAATTATTACGCATTAATGATATAATCATTAACATAACCTAAAATATATTTAAGGACATTCATAAGAAACCTTTAAATATATTTTTGGCTATTTGTATGAATAAAAATTGATTTAATAATATTCATTATAATCATTATTATTATGTATTATAAAGAACTATCAGATGATGAATTAATAGAATTGTGTAAAGAAAAAGGGATTGAATATTTTAATTCAAAAACTAAAAAGAATTATGCAAAATCAACATTAATTTCTCGTCTTAATAAAATTGATACTAAATCAGAAACTACTGAAATAGAAACTAAAAAAGAAGAAATTGTAAATATTGAATATAAAAATGAAGTCATATGGACATTATCAGATGAAGATAAGAAAAATAATGATGAATATAAAGAAATTGAAAATAAATTAAAAAGTTGTATTAGAAGTTGTCATAATTATTTATATTCTAATGGTTCAATTGTAGGTAATGAGGCATCTAATGATATTGTATTATTATTTATATTAAAAGTTATTAATTATTTATATATTTCAAATAAAGATATTATTATTGATAAAATACACTCATTATCTGATAATAAAGATTATAATAAATACGTAGATTATTTGTTAGATATTAATAATCTAAAAAATATTAGTTCAGATAATGATATTAATAGTCAATATGAAGATTATATGGATGATGTAATAAGAGGTAAATTATTACCTCTCATTTTTACAGAAGATAAAGATTTTGCTTTAAATAGTAAACGTGAAGAAAATAACATTATTAAAATTATTAATGAATTTAATAATATTATTATAGATGATATTACAATAAAATCTTTTTCAACTATTAGTATTTATGAATATTTTAATTCTGGTTATGAAGGCAAATCAAAAAATAAAAAAATGGGACAATTCTTTACGCCTAAAAAAATTATTAATTCTATTTTATATGGATGTAATTTAAAAAATATGATAATGGATTTATCCAATCCAACTATTTATGATCCTTGTTGTGGAACTGCTGGTTTATTATGTTTATTATATAATAATTGTAGTAATATTAATAAAAATAATATTTATGGATGTGAAATATCAAAAGATACTATTAAATATGCTATTTCATCATTAATGTTATCAACTAATAGTTTATTTGAAAATTTAAATAAAGGTTGTGCATTATCAAATAATAAATTTATATTTCAAAATAAAAAATTTGATGTTATTTTTACAAATCCTCCATTTGGAACTGATAATAAATATAAAGAATTAAAAATTAAATTTGATAAAAATAAACCTGATAATTTTAATATTAAATTTGAAGATATATATCCAATCGAATGTAATAATGGAGTAAATTTATTTCTTATGAATATTATTTATTCATTAAATGATAATGGTATTTGTGCTGTTATTGTTCCAGATGGTGAATTAATTTATAGCAAATCATTATTTAATATGCGTAAATATATTATTGATAATTGTAAAATGTTGAAAATTATTTCAATTGAAAGTAAAGCATTTGAATATACATCAATAAAAACAAATGTTCTTATTTTCAAAAAACAAAAAGGAGAAGACAATTATAAAAATGTAGAATTTATGGAAATAAATAAAGATTGCAATCATGTTAAATTAATAGCTGTTGCAGATTTAGATAAATATTATACATTTAAATTAGAAACAAATAATAATGATATTATTGACTATAAATTAAATAAAAATATTGAAATTAAAACATTGGGTGATATTTGTGAAATTAAATCTGGAAATCATTCAACCCAAAAAGCTAATTTTATTGATGGAGAATATTTGATTATTGGAGGTGGTAAAAATCCAATTGGAAAACATAATGAATATAATTGTAATGAAAATACAATATTATGTGCATCACACGGATCTGCTGGTTATATAAGTATGTATCCAACAAAAACATTTATAACTATGGCATTTTCATTAACTGAAAATAAAAAAATAATTAATAAAATGTATTTATATTATTATTTAAAATCAATTGAAAATGATTTAATAATTATTGGTAAAGGCGTAGCACAACCATGTATTAGTATGGAAAAATTAAAATTAATCAAAATCCCGATACCATCAATTGAGAAACAAGAAGAAATTGTTAAATATTTAGATAAATTAGATAATAAAAATTTATTATTTGATTATAGTAATAATAAATTATTTGAACTATTATTAAACAAAATAGATATTTATGATAGAATTGAATTATTTAATAATATTGAAAATACTAATATAGATATTAATAAAAATATTAATAAATTAAATGAATTAAATAATTATAAATTAAAAATTGTTAAATATAATCCCATAACTGAAATAAAAACGTTGGGTGAAGTTTGTAAAGTTAATCAAGGAACATATATTAAAAAAAATATTAAAATTGATGGAGAATATCCTGTTTATGGTGGTGGTAATATTAGTTATTATATAAATCAATATAATAGAGAAGATGATATTATTATTGCTAAGGATGGAATTTCAGCAAATTGTATAAGATATGAAAAAAATAAATTTTTCCTAAATCATCATGGCTGGACATTAATTTTTAAAGATAATACAATATTAAAAAAATATATGTTATATTATTTAGAATCAATACAATTAGAATTATTAAGCATTGCAAAAGGTATGGCACAATTAGGAATAAATCAAGAAAACTTTTATAAAATAAAAATCCCAATACCATCATTAGAAATGCAGCAAAATATTATTGATTATTGTGATAATAATTTAGAAATAATTAATAATCTTAAAAAAACAATTGAAAATAATAAAAAGATGATGAAAGAATTATTTCAATAATAATCATCTCTTTTACCTCCGTAAAAATACCATAAACTCATATTTGGTATTTTTTTATCATTACTTACCAAATATTCTAATTTTTTATTATCTCTATTTATTTTTCTTAATTCTTTTTTATAAGTTTTAATAATATTAATACATTCATATTTATTATAATAATATGGGCATTTTTCTTCATTTATATAAGTATCTTTAAAATTGAAATTCTGCATTTCTAATAAATCATTAATATTTGGTAAATTAATATTTTTATTTAAAGTTTTATAAATATTATAATCTTCAATATTATGAATATTATTGAATTTTAATTGATTTATTATTTTTGGAACAGTCCATTGATTAGCTTTAACTATTATATTATGTTTCATCGTATTTATATTAGATTTTTCATTTGTATCCTCTATTATTTCAGCTATATCATAATCATCAATAAAATCAGATGATAATTTTTTAATTTTATCTAATTTATAACATTTGATTTTATCATATTCTAATTCAATATCTAATAAAAGATATTTAAGGACATTTTCAATTTTCTTATATTCTTTTTCAACTTCATTATTAAAATTGGTTGGTAAAATTATACGTAAATATTTATTATTGCAAATTCTCGTTCCTCTTCCAATTGATTGAATTATATCCTTAGATGATAATTTATAATCAGTAAAATAAATTATATCTATATTTTTATTATCATATCCCATCGAATATTTTGCAACAATATATCCAATTGATTTTTGATTTTTTTCAACTTCTAATTCAAATTCATTAATATTATTATAATAAATAATATCAGAACCTAAATCTTTTTTAATTTTTTCATTTTTGATAAATTCTTCATTAATTAAAATATAAGGTTTAATATCTATTTTACCTGTATTAAATGCTTTTAAATGATGTAAATAATATTGATAAGCACTAATACAGCTATTATGAAAACTTAAACCCTGTTTTCTTTCTTTATTAGTTTTATTGAAAGTATTGAAAATTAAATTATTAAATTCTACATTATTTTTATTTATTTCTCTATCAAATATTTCAACTTTAATATCTGCTAAATATCCCACATCTTTTAATTCTTTAAATCGGATTGGTTCATATAATTCACCATAAATTTTCTTTTTATTTATAATAAATTCTTTATTTGGACTAGCAGTTGTAAATAATCTATATTTAATATAATTATTATCATTCATAAAGAATTGCTTAATTTTATTATCAATATCTATAATCCAATTATCTAATGTAAAATGAGCTTCATCAAACCAAATAAATAAATTTTGAATATTATTTTTAATAATTAAATCATATACATTTCTATAAGATTGATAACAATAATTATAAATATTACAATCAATATCATTAAGATATTTAAAATATTTATTATTTTGATTTTTTATTGTAATTCTAGGTGAAAATATTAAAATATTTAATGGTTTAATTTTAGCAAATACATTAAAAGCAATTTGAGTTTTACCTGCACCAGTTGCTAAACATAAATAGATCTTATTATTTTTAATTAATTCTTTTTCAATATAATCAATAGCTGTTATTTGATAATCTCTTAATATTATTGTTTCTTTTTCTAAAATTAAAAGTTTTTTAATTAATTTTAAATAATTATTAATAATAATATCTTCATTATTTTCTCTATTTATTCTAGATAATTCATCTTCTGTTTTACAAACAAATTTAATATTAAATTTAGTTAAATAAGGTTCAATCTCATTAATAATTAATCTATTATAAAATTCTTTTCCTCCATTATGATAAATATTATAATGTTTAAAATAACTTTTAATTAAATTATCAATAAAATGTAATTGACTTTTATTAATAATCAATTCATATATTTTAACATAAACACCTCTATATAATTCACCAGTAATATAAGTATCTCCTCTATCTTTTATAGAAGTAGTTATACCAACTTTATAAACATTTAATTGTTTATACCATTCATTATCTCTAATATAAATATATGACATCTTTCTAACTTAAAATAATTAATATTAAATCAATTTTTAATTTAAGGACATTAATAAGAAACCCTTAAATATTTTTATAAAACATCTATAATCCCTTCTTCTAAATCTATTAATGCTTTCCAACCTAAAATATTATAAGCATCATTTGGTGATTGTATTATATGTTTTATATCTCCTGGTCTTTCATCAACATATTCAATAGGACAATTAAAAAATTTTGCAGCATCATTTAATGCAATATTTTTACCTGTACATAAATCAATTACACCGCAATAATCATTAAACATAGATAATAAATTTCCATTTACAATATCGCTTACATGTGTAAAATTTCTTGTTTGAGTACCATCACCTGTTATTATTAATTTTCCTAAATCTTTTTTAGATTTTCGCAAAGCAGCAAATACATTTGGCGATGGTCCCGTTTCACTTTGTCTTTTTCCATATACATTTGAATATCTTAAAGCTATAACAGACATATTATACATTTTATTATAACATATAGATAATCCTTCAAGAGCTTCCTTTGAAGTTCTATATGGTGTCATAAAAGCATAAACAACATTAGATGAAGATAATACTATACGTTTAATATTTTTTTTTCTAGAAATTTCTAAAATATTTATAGTTCCATTTACATTTGTATTATAACATAATAATGGATCTTCAATACACCATGGTGTTCTAGCTATTGCTGCAAAATGAAAAATTCCATCAATATTATCATATTTATTTATAACAGTTTCTAATAATGTAAAATTAGTAATATCAACATTTTCAAATATTGCTTTTTCATTTAAATTTTCAATATTTCCACTTATTAAATTATCAATTACAATTACTTTATAATTTAAAGAAATTAATTTATCAACCATATGAGAACCTATAAATCCACATCCACCTGTTACAATAAATGTTTTATTTTTATATTTACTATTTAATAAATTATATAATTCTAAATTTAATAAATTAAGAGGTACACCTGAATTTGCGTATTCATTATTAACACTTAATATTTTTTCTTTACTCCATAAATGTTGAAATCCAGCTCCCCGATCTTTATCACTTTGTGGTATATTTTGTTGTATTTGTAATTTTCTTTTTAATAACTTATCATTTAAAGGATAAAATCCAAGCCAAATAATATGTGCTTTATTTGTTGGAATACTATTAATATTTATTAAATTATGTCTTCCAGCACCATATCTACCATTTTCATAAGTATGTATAAACCGTGATCCTCTATAATAATCATATACAACATCATTATTTAATAAATTATTAAATAACTCATAACTATTATTTATATTATATGTACATAGTGAAAAAGGACATGTAACTTTAATATTATATGCTATTTTTTCATTATTATCTATAAATAAATCTTTAACTGATTTTTCACAAAATAAAAATTCAGTAGTATTTAATATTATTTTTATCCCATCTATTGTATTTTCAATATCCATAAATTCTTCATCTATTTTTATAGCTTCAAAATAATCATTTTTTGTTGTTATAATTTTAGCTTTAGGACAAATATTTTTACATATTTCCATAGATTTATCTGTGCTATTATAATCAATAACTATAATTTCATCAAACATA